GGTATGCCGACAGGATCACGAAGGAACTTGTCGAGCCCGGCACGGTCCTGAAGGAAGTGCCAGAGGCAAGGGCGGGTGAACTGATCGCGGCAGGGGTGGCGGAGGAGCTGCCCGAAAAGAGAAAAGCAAAACCAAATAAAGACGAGTAATTAAGCATCGGGACGCCGGTGCTTTTATTATGCTCCGGAACGAGGGTAAACTACCACCGCAATGAACTGGGCGCGAAAGCGAATGGTTTGGGGCAAAGACACCGCAATGGCCTGGGCATGAAAATGAATGGGCTGGGGCAAAACCGCAATGGGCTGGGCACAAATATGTGAATGGCCTGGGGCAAAAACAGAAAGGACACGAAAATGAGAAACAAAGCATTCAGAGCATTAGTAAACTGTAAGATTCCAATGAACCTGCAGATGTTTGCAGAAGGTGCAGCAGACCCCGGGGAGGAAGGATCGCAGAAGGGAACGGGTGGCGGAACAGGCAGCCCGGATGGGAATGATCCTGATCCAGAGGAAGACCATGAACACACAGACGGTCCTAAACCAATATCCTTTGATGATTTCCTGAAGAAGCCGGGGAATCAGGCAGAGTTTGACAGGAGGGTGCAGAGGTCAATTGACACTGCGATTACGAAGGCGAAAGAATCCTGGCAGGCAATGACGGACAATAAAGTATCGGAAGCTGAGAAGCTTGCAAAAATGACAGCTGCTGAAAAAGCGCAGTATCAGGAGCAGCAGCGCATCAAGGATCTGGACAGGCGTGAAGCTGAACTGAACAGAAAAGAACTGATGGCCACTGCAAAGAATACGCTGGCAGACAGGGGACTTCCGTCTGACCTTGCTGAAATTCTTGATTACACGGATGCTGATGCCTGCAGCAGATCGATCGATGCGGTAGAGAAAGCAGTCAGGGCAGGTATCGAGGCAGGCGTCAAAGCCAGGATACAGGGAAGTGCACCTATAAAAAAAGCTCCCGAAAGTGCACATGAGGACGCAATGAAGAAAGCGGTTTACGATGCTGTGAAGCACGGACTTTTCTAAGAAAGAGAGGATAAAGAACTATGCCAATTAATACTATCACATATGCACAGATCCTGATGCAGGCTCTTGATGAGGCTGCGGTAAGAGATGCAGTAACCGGCTGGATGGATGCCAACGCCGGACAGGTAAGATACAACGGCGGCAATGAGGTGAAGGTTCCGCAGATGTCCACACAGGGCATGGCGGACTATGACAGGGATTCCGGTTATGTACAGGGAGCTATTACTCTGGCATGGAAGACCCTGACTATGACGCAGGACAGGGGGCGTAAGTTCCAGATCGACGCAATGGATGTTGACGAGACAGCATTCGTCTCCACCGCTGCGGCAGTAATGGGAACCTTCCAGAGAACACAGGTTATTCCTGAGATCGATGCTTACAGACTTTCCAAACTGGCGAGTGTGGCAATTACTGCAGCAGTTACAGGTATGGTCGTATATGGCCAGACCATTAGTGGAGCTTCTTCCACGCTGAGAAAAATCAAAGAAGGGATCAAGGCTGTCCGCGAGCAGGGATACAACGAGCCGCTTATGGTCCATGCAAACGACAGCACAGTAATGGAACTGGAACTGGAACTTGCAGGAAACCTTCGCTCTGAGACCTGGTCTGTCGGTGGCGTGAACACTCAGGTTCCTGTCGTTGATGGAGTTATGGTCATTCCGACTCCCGCAAACCGTATGTATACAGCCATCACTATCAAAGACGGTACCACTTCCGGTCAGGAAGCTGGCGGTTATGCAAAAGGCGCAACCGGAAAGGATGTCAACTTCATGGTTGTCCCGAGATCGGTTCCGCTTGCCATCACCAAGCAGGATAAGATGAGAATCTTTGACCCGGATACTTACCAGAAAGCAGATGCGTGGGCACTGGATTACAGAAGATATCATGACCTCTGGGTTATGGACAACAAGAAGGGCTCCATTTATGTGAGCGTGAAAGACGCACAGCAGTGATCCTGATCAGGGGCAATATAGAACGAGTGGCCGCGAACCCGGCGGCCATCGAAGCCCTGAAGAAGCAGGGATACACCCCGGTACTGCCGGAAACGCAGCCGGTTACTGCCCCGGATAATGAATCAGAGATGAATCCTGCTCAGGAGGATGTGCCGGAAGATCTCCATTCCATGAAGGTGCAGGAGCTCCGGATGCTTGCCAGGCAGAAAGGAATCGATGGAGTCACTGCCATGACCAAGGCCGAACTGATCAGTCTTCTGGAGGTGTAAGCGAAATGCAGGATATCGAGAGGGAAATTGAGAATATCACTACATTGACGGGGGAGACGAACACGGAACTGATCACACTTCTTCTGGAAGATGCGGAGAACTGGATCCTTTTGTATACAAACAGGACGGCGCTCCCTGCCGCTCTTGACAGGGTGGCTCGTGACCTGGCAGTGATCTCTCTCAACCGGATGGGAACAGAAGGAGAGACCGGCCGGAGTGAGGGCGGGGAAAGTTACAGCTTTGATAATGCGCCTCCCCGGATCTACGATATCCTGAACAGGTACCGTCTGGCAAGAGTGGGAGGGGTTGCGCATGAGACTAAAGCGGTCACGCCTTAAGACATACAGCACAACAAAGCGTATTGCATCCAAGGATTCTGAGGGCAATACATACGATAGCTGGTCTGATGCTGCAGCAATGCTGTCAGCGGAGATCTGGCCCGCATCAGGAAAGGCCCAGGCTGAAATGTATGGTGAACGCCTCCCCTATATCAGGAATGTAAGGATCAACGGGAAGTATTGCATTGCATACGATGAAAAGGGAAAGATTCATTACCTGGTGGAAGGAACCGGAGGGCCTCAGGATGCTTATGCAGTGAAAGAAGGAGAAAAGTACAGATCCCCACAGGGGACGCTGCTTACTGTACAGAACACCGTTGACCGGCTTCCCTCATCGCTGATTGATCTGCAGGAGCTTGACGGGTTATTTCTTTACACTGCCGGAGGCGAGCCAGACTACAAGATTATTTCGATCAGGCCGGAGCGTTTTATCCGGATAGAGGCGGAAAAAATATGAGCATCTCAGGTGTACAGAGTCTGGAAAGACGGCTCAATGAATTGTCAGAGTACAGCGTGAGGCAGGCAGTGGCCAGCGGAATTGAAAAGGTCCGCAGTACAGCGGTGTTCCTGTGCCCTGGTGAGTCGGGCGAGCTCCGGCAGAGTATCTATACTCAGGTGGAAGAACGCGGCGGAATAGTGACAGGTACATGCTACACAAATAAGGCTTATGCTATATATGTGGAATTCGGAACCGGACCGAAGGGAATGAGAAGCCATGAAGGAATATCACCGGATGTGGCGGTTTCTTATTCGACTTCTCCATGGTGGATCCATGAAAGCATGATTGATAAAGCACTGGCTGAAAAGTATCACTGGTTCAAGATTAACACCCGGAATGGGATTTTCTACCAGTGCTCTGGCCAGGAGGCACAGCCGTTCATGTACCCTGCCATGAAGAATAACAAAGAAGAACTGATAGATGGGATCCGGGCTGACTTCCAAGCCTATATTAAGGAGCTGACCAATAAATGAAAAACGTAAAAGACCAGGTGTATAGAGCACTCTGCACAGTGACGCAGAACGTCTCAGACGTGTACCCGACCCAATGGGCAGAAGGATTTACCATTCAGTACACCGAAGAAGAAAATCGGGTGTATGAGCGGACCGGGAACCAGGAGGATAAAGCCATAGTGCGGTACCGAATCGATATCTGGGACAGACAGAGTACTTCTGCCGCGGCACTTGCTGTTGACAGAGCAGTCTCTGAGCTGGGGCTCGTCCGCACTGGCTGCAATGATGCTCCGGATCCGTCCGGATATAAGCACAAGGTAATGAGGTACGAAGGTATCATTGATATGAACTCAGATATTGTTTTCTGGGAAATGTAAAAAGAGGAGGAAACGAGATATGTTAGCAAATGGCGCTACACTTGCATACAAAGAAAAAAATGGATCTGGAGATTACACGGTTCTCCCTGGTCTGAAGGAAATTCCGGAAATGGGTGTCGATCCTGAGCGCGTTGAGAATACTGATCTCAGTGATACTCATAAAAAATACGAACTCGGAATCGGCGATCTCCCGGAGATGACATATGTGTTTAAATATACAAACACTGCCGCCACCAGTCCGTATAGAGTTATGCGGGCTTATGAGGAGAGTAAGACAGTCCTCTCGTTCAAGGAAACACTGTTTGACGGAACCACGACAGTGTTCGATGCGCAGGTTTCTGTAAAACGGACCGGCGGCGGGGTAAACGGTGTGATTGATTTCAACCTGACCATGGCTGTGCAGTCTGACCTTACAATTACAGATCCGGCGTGATAATGGAGAGCGGCAGTTACCGGGAAAACCCCGTGGCTGCCGCTTTTACATGTGACAATAAAAAGTACAGAAAAGGAGAATGATAGAAATGGGCGGCGGACTTGATGACTTTGATAATGAAGAAATGACTGAAGAAAAGAATGATAGAGCTGCTGAGGTCATTGACCTGAATGAAGAGAGAAAGAAAAGAAAACCTTTCCACTACTGGAAGGTCGGAAATACAGAATACAAGCTGAAGCTGGATGTCGAGACAATCTGCAAACTGGAGGATAAGCTGAAAAAAAGCCTGATAGAGGTTCTCGACAGCACACCGCCTCTTTCTTCGATGCTGACAATTATCCAGGGGGCTATGAGGCCTTGGCACCATGGAATTAAATATGATGATGTGAAGAAGATCTATGCGAAATGGATCGAAGAAGGCGGCAGCCAGGCAGAACTGTTCACCAAGGTTGTAATTCCAACGATGGCGGTTTCTGGTTTTTTCCCGGAAAAGAACACGCAGGCCATCCTGGAGGAGATCGAGGAGCAGTAACAACATCCTCGACAGGGTATATAAATTCCATTTATCCTGTTGCCGTTTCTGTAGGAATCCTCCCGGAGGACTTTTGGAGGCGTTCATTGAATGAACTGCTTGACATTATTGAAGCCAAGAACAACGAGGAAATCAGGAACAGGAAAAGAAAGGTCAGTGATATATTCCTTCTTGCAGAATTGATCACGGAATACATCGGGAGATCCATGTCCGGAGGTAAAGCTCCAGGAGAACCTACAATGCCATGGGACCGCTTTCCGAAACTGTTCAGTGATGAAAAGTGTGCGTACGAAAAGGAAAAAGCACAGATTGAACAGGATAATTACATTGCACAGAGGAAAGCTTATGCAGCTGAGTTTAACAGGCAAAGGCGGAACAGAGTGCAAAACCTGACTACGAATGGGGGAATAGCAGATGCCGGAAGTTGAAAGGTTGAAGGTGACACTTGAGGCCGACAACAGGAATTTTAAGCGCGGTATGGCTGACAGTTCCAGGACGGCCGCCCAGCACAGCGAAAAAATCCGCAAAGAAGCTGAAAGTGTAAAAAGCTCCATTAATCCGATTATCGGTGAAATCCGTAAGATCAGCAGTTCTATTAAACAGTCAGCGGGAGCGTCTGCTATTGAAAAGATGAAGAAAGGTCTCCGGGACTGGCAGATCAAAGTCGGGTTGAAGGTGAAAACGGCTGACTACAAGGAAGTGGAGTCTGAACTCACCAGGATGCAGAAAAAGCTTTCCGGATTGAAACTTGCCGGTCGGATCATGGAGAACCGTGGAGACAATCAGAAAGAGTCGAATGCATACAATAAGCTTTCTGATGATATCAAAGAAGCAGAAAAATCACTGCAGGGTCTGATCGCGGCACAGGAAAGACTGAAAGCATCCGGGGACCACGAAGAAATGAATCCAAGGTACCTGGAACTGGGAAAACAGGCTGATGAGCAACAGACAAGACTTGACAGCCTGAATGAGAAGCTTGCGCACAGCCAGAAACTGGTAAGACTTGGGCAGGTAAACAATGACAGCGGTCTTCTCGCAAATGAAAAAAACGTAAAAGCATATGAGGCGGAAATAGAAAAACTGGAGAAGGAACTGGAAAGGACCTACTCTGAAATGGAGAAGATGGAAGATTCCGGGAAGATGACAGTTCCAACAGCTGAAGCCAAAAGCCTCGCAGAACAGATAGAAGCTGCCAGAAACCGCATAGGTGAATTGAAAAGTGAGATGGTCTCCTTGAAGGCAGCCGGCAAGGATCAGGGTACTGACGAATGGATCCGCAACCAGGAAGCGATCAGGGACTGCACAGTGGAGCTCAGGTCCCTTGAGCAGGAGAAGCAGAAGATGGAAGCATCCGGCAGTGATGTGACCTCTGGCAGCTTCAGGCACTGGGGGAATGCTGCAAAAGAAGCGGCCGGAAATATACGAAAATCCTTTGACAGTGCCCTTAGGGTGATCAGACGTGTTTCAGGCGCTTTTGCTTCATTGATCAATCGTTTCAGAAATGGTATTTCGGCAGTAAAGAGCTTCACTGGTTCTGTGGCTAAAAGCATAGCAGGAATCCGTGGGCTTGGGAGCACATCCGGCGGTACCAGCATTAATATAGGGAATCTTGCGAAATCCCTGCTCCGCTACGGCATTGGGATTCGAAGTCTGTTTGTGCTTTTCAACAAAATCAGGGGGGCGATCGTTGACGGATTCGAGAACCTTGCACAGGCAGACAACGAAGTAAACCAGAGCATTTCAATGCTCATGTCTTCCCTGACTGAGCTGAAGAATTCTTTGGCTGCAGCATTTACGCCTGTTCTGGAAACCATTGCACCGATCCTGAATGGATTGATCAGGATGCTGATTACGGCAGCTAATGCAGTCGGACAATTCTTTGGTGCACTTACAGGAAAGGAATATTACATTCAGGCAAAAGCCGTGAACGAGGATTATGCTGCCAGCCTGCAGAACGCGGCACAAGGTACAGATAGCCTTGGGAACAATGCAGATAATGCAAATGAATCTGTAAAGGATCTGAAGAGGACGCTTGCCGGGTTCGATGAGATTACGAAACTGGATGATGTGACTGATGATTCAGGAAGCGGTAAAACCGGCAAGAACGGAAAGACAGGAAAAACCCCAAAATATGGCATCTCTCCCGGAGACATGTTCGAGCGTGTGAATATCGACAGCGGTATAAAAGATTTCGCCCAGATGATCAAGGATGCTTTCATGAACAAAGACTGGGAAGGCATTGGCAGGATGATTGCCGACCTTCTCTGGAAGGGTGTCAAGAAACTTGGCGATCTTTTTGACCCCAGCTTTATTAATCCGAAAATAGACGAATTCACGACAGCTGTTGCAGGAATTATTAACGGTTTTTTTGATCCGAACAACAACCTGTGGCATGAACTCGGAGGATCGCTCGCAAACATCCTGAATGCCGCCGTCAGAACAGCGAACGAGCTGTGGGACAAAGTCAATTTTGAAAACATCGGCAAATCACTCGGAATAGCATTCAACGACCTGATCATGAAGCTCGACACTTACGAGATGGGTCGGCTTCTCATGCAGAAGTTTAACGCCGCCATTGATCTCGCAACAGGTTTCCTGGAACAGAATCAGGGCAACTTCTCGTCATGGGGACAGAAATTTGAAGA